CGGCGCCAGCGGCGGTGCCGGTGAGGATGATCTGAACATCGCCTTCGTAGTCCTTGATGTCGACGCCGGTCTGGTTGCCGGTGCCGGTGATCGTGCTCGTGGCAAGCAGGGTGAAATGCTGGAGCTTATCCAGCGTCAGTTCATGCAGGGCCATGGGTCCGGGGGGTGCGAGGTTTGCGAGCCCGAGGCGGAGGGGTTGGCTCCACCTCAGGTGATGTGATCGGATCCGCCAGCTGCGCCTTGCCACTGCCGAGCAGCAGCCTGGCGTCGCTGTCGACCACATCGATCAGATCACCAACCCGCGCGGGTCGGCCACTGATTGAGGTCTGCCGCAGGATCCGAATCAGCATGATCAGAGGGTGTTGTTGCCGCGGCAGAAGGCCTCGGGATGACGGACAGCGAAGTCCAGATCCTGCAGCGCGATCACGCGGACGCCGCCGCTCTTGGCCAGGGCTGCCATGTCGACATTCAGGTCGATGCCAGACCAGAGGCCCAGCAGCAGCTGATTCCACACGCCGAAGAACACATCGCCAGCCGCGACCTGGTTCGAGCGAACCACGGGATAGCCGTTGACGGTGCCGCCGGGCTCAAGCACGAACTGAGCCTCGGTGCCCACCTTGCTGGTGGTCTTGAACGCCCCGTATCGGGTGCTGTTCGTCAGGTAGGCCATTGCGCCGATGTCGGCGTTGTCGGCGTTGATGCTGGTCTCCATGTCCACCAGCTCCGCATAGGTCGGGGAGTCGGCAGCGAAGTCCTTGGTGTTGATGCCGGTCGTGAGCTTCACGCCCTGCGGCTCGCCGCTGGCACCCAGGCCATAGAGGCCGACGCGGTCGATCTCAAGCGCCAAGGTCTCGACCAGATCGTTGCGGACCATGGTCTCAACGTCCAGCGATGCCTGCAGCATCAGCCGGCGGGTGAAATCGGTGTAGGCGCCCACCGTGCGAGGCGTCATGGTGACCTGATCCACCGTCGGGTTCGAGCCCTGGGGATCACCACCCTCAGCCAGCCAATATGCGGTGCTGGCGCCGGTCTTGCGGGGAATGGCGACAGGGCCTTGCAGACCGGTCAGCGTCGTCATGCCCAGCGTCGACAGGGCAAGACGATTGCGCAGCTGCTCAATGAAGCTGCCGGGGCGGGCGTCGGTGAAGACCAGATCACCAGCGGCGCTGGCGCTGCCGACGGTCAGGTCGCGCTTCAGCACGTCATGCGGCACCCAGATGCCACGGGCAGCCTGGCCAGTCTTCTGCTCCACCGCAGCCGAGCACTCGCGCTCGAAGGCCGCGGCCTCCTGCAGTGCGCGGTTGGTGGGATCCATCTGAGCGCGGATCGCGTTCAGGAAGGAGAAGCTGCGGGCCTCCTTGTCGGTCAGGCCGATGTCAGCCGAACCGCTGGCGATGGGCTGGGCGGCGGGCGTCACAGACGCTGCAGGGGTGGCGGGTTGCTTGGCACGCTTGCCGATTGCAGCCAGCACCTCACGCATTGCGTCAGCTTCGCTGGCGCCACGCTCGATCAGGCCCTGAGCCAGATCGTCGGTGCTGTGCTCGCGGCAGAGGCTGGTGATACCGGCGACGCGGGTGCGCTCATCGGCCGCAGCCTGCGCCCGCACCGCCTCGAGGTCGATGGTCGGTTCCATGGGTTTGGTGGTTGGGGGGTTGGTTGCGGCCGGGGCCGCGGTGGCGTCATCATCGAGACTTCGCCCGATTCCGACGCTGGCATCAGCTGGCACGCTGACGACGGACACTTCATGGGGCTGCCATGAGGTGGCCAGGATTCCGTCCTGGCTGCGTAGCTCTTCAGCATTCAGGATACTGTAGCCGACAGAGATATTGCGAAGAATACCGTCTTTAATATCGGCAAGTTTCTCTTGTGCAAATGCTGAGTTTGAGAATCGCACTCTAACGTGTCCGCGTCCATCATTAAGCCAACCGCGTTCAACAACTCCCAAAACACGATCTGGATCATGATTCCATAACAGCGGCGCACCGTCATTCAGACGGGTCATGTCTACCGCATCTTGATTGTGACTAAGAATCTCAGCGCCAAACCACCGCTGTACTGGTGTTTCAGAGCTAAATGGAAACTCAAGAGCTCTTGATTCGGTTTCGTTATCAGCTTCGAAACCGCGAACAGCATTAGCGTAATCAAACGAAGCAATACGCTGCAACGGTTTTTGGTTTAGCTTGTGCAAGTCCATAGGATGGCCGTCACTTTGCCCGAGTATAGCCTCAGTCGCCATTGGCATGCCTGTCTGGCTGGTCATTGGGTTTGTCGGCATCAGGTTTGAGCAGGTGATGAGCCTGGGGATCCGCCCTGCTTGTCGTCAAACGGATTGGTGTCAAGTTGAAGCCCTAGCTGCTCAGCTCTCTTGACCTCTGATGCCCTAGCAATCAGAAGTTCCTCAAGATCGCCACCACCAGCGCTAACAACATCAGCCTGTGTTTTGAAGCCACAGCGCACAGCATCCTTGTAGGCCGCCACCTCCTTCTGTGGATCCACCCATTCCCATCCACGCGGGAACCACTTCACCGCCTCATAGCGCTCCGGCATCAGATCGAACCCGGGCAGCGTCAGTTCACCGGTGGCCTGTGCTGCCATCAGCCATCGCTCAAATACCGGCTGGCACACGTGCTCGATCAGCCAATCCTGCAGCATCCGCCACATCTCCCGGTCCTCCAGCAGGCTCAGCCGGCTGCTGCTGTAGTTGCTCTGGCTGAAATCCCGCGAGATCGTCTCGTAGCTGCAGCCGATCGCCGCGGCCACCGCCCGCAGCATGCCGCGCATGAACGGCTCGAACTGGCCATCAGGGGCGTCCAGCTGGGGGACGCTCACGCTCTCGCCCGGCGCCAGGTACTTGAACACGCCGGGCTCGAAGTTGCTGACCCGCTCGTCGTCGTACACCTCATCGCCCTGCAGCTCACCTTCGGGGCTGGTGATGAATCCCATCAGGCTGGAGCTGGCGCGAGCCCGCACCACCTCGGCCTCCTCATAGCCCTGCAGGTGGTGCAGCCGCTTCACCGCCGACGAGCCCCACGGCACGCCACGGGTCTGCCCAGGACGATCGGTCACGAATAGGTGGATCACATCAGATGCCGGCACCTCCCGGGTCTCGTACCCGACGCCATTCACCATGTCGCCAGGGTGCCGCGTGCGGAAGGCGTAGCTGATTGGCCGCTGCCACCGGTTGACCCGCACACCCATGCGCCATTCGCTGCCATCCGGAAGCGGGCCCAGGCTCTTGCCCTCGTCGCAATAGTCGGCCTCGATCACCTCCAACGACAGCGGCACACGGCCACGGCCCATGGACTCCGGCACGATCCGGAGGAACACCTCGCCTGATTCGGCAACGCTGCAGATCGCCAGCCGCAGGATCTCAGCGAACGACAGCCGGCCGGCGACATGGCAGGTATCAGCCCTGCACCAGCGCTGCCAGGCGCTCTCGATCTGCCGATTCAGATTCTCATCCAGCCGGCCCCCGCCGCGCTGCATCGGCACTCGCCCCTGCAACCTGATGCCACGGCCCACCACGTTTGCGCCAATCGCACGGATTGCTTGGCGGGCGTAGGGGTTGTCCCGCACGAGCTGGCGGCTGCGGTTGCGCAGGCGTACCAGGCTGCCATCAATCTCGGCATCGGCGCTGGTATTGCTCGTCACCCAGTCCGACGTGAGGCGCGACATAATCGCACCCTCATACGCCCGCCGGCCGCGACGTAATACTGCCGGTGCCGAGTTTGATGCCGTTGCCTTAATTTTCTGCTTCGCCATCAGCTAAACCTCACGAACAAATTGCCCGGATTGCCCAGGCCGGCTGCCACCTTCTCCGCCGCCTTCTCACGCGCCACGATCGCCTTCAGCTGCGCCTCGCGCTGCATCAGCGCTGACAGGTCTTGGCTTGTGTAGCTGCGGTTGCCGATGGCATAGCTCTTGCTGCCCTTCGCCACGATCGCCCGGATCGCGGCCTGCACGGCCGATAGATCCTGCTCGGCCTGGCTGCGGCCATCGAATGCCGCAGGGCTGCCGGCGTACTGCAGGCTGGGCAGCACGGTGGTCGTGCCGGAGCCGACAGTGATCACCGTCGCGCCGCTGCTGATCCGCGTCTGCCAGGTCCACAGCCCAGCATCGAATCCACCCGATGTGCCGGCGGCAATCGCGTTGTCCCAGCCACCATCAGCCCGAGCGGTGCCGACCACCGTCGCACCCTCTGCGGCCGTGTTGGTTCGCAGGTAGGTGGTCATCACCCACGTCGCTGACGTGGCGGCATTGCCCGACAGATCAACCGCTGCGGGCTCGATCCATTGCACCGTGTCGCCAGCGCGCAGTTCAGCCGGAACAGTCACAGGCAACACCTCCTGAGCGCACTGTAGCGGAGCCGAAAGAAAACCCCCCAGCGATTGCAGTCGCTGAGGGGTGCCTCACCGTTGGCGCGGTGGGGGGTCTTAGGGATGGCGGTTTCGCGGGAAAACCAGTGGACCGGCACACCCTACCAGTTGCTCACGAAGCTGCCACCACCACGCTGCCGTTTTCGTTGTGCCGGTGGCGGTTGCACTTCCGCAACGCCAGACGATGCTGCCGGTAGCGCGGCCCCACCATTGGCAGCTCGCTCCAGCTGATCCCACATTGTCGCCCGGTGGTACCGACGCTTCACCAACTCCAGCACCGCTAGGCAGTACACCGCCAAGTCCAGCGGTTCGTTCCTTGCGCCAGATGGCTTTTGCCACTCCAGTACCTGAAAGCCCTTCACCTGCCGCGGCACCAGCCGTTCACAGGTCAAACCCGTCAGGTATTCCTCAGTGGCGTTCTGCCCGAAGTGCATTGCGCCCTCGCGCTTCAGCCTGGCGTAGATCGTGCGCTTTAGCGTGTCGCCACCCACCAAGTACAGCGTCACGCCGCCCTTAATCGTCCGCCCTCGCCAGTTCACGTCCACCTTGTTGCCCTTGCTCAGGGCTGGCGCCGCCCTGGTGCTGCTGCCCTTCAACGCCACCACACCTTCGCGCACTCGAGCACGGCAGAACTCATAGGCCTCCTGCGTGAAGTGGCCGCCGGTGTCCACTCCGCAATGCCGCACCGTCATCACGCCCCCGGCTTCACGCGGCCATTGCGTCCGCCGGATCGCATCCACCTGTTCCCACACGTCGCCGCCCGCCGGGTCGCCATCAATCTTCTGGTGCCACACCAGCCACATCTCCTCGCCGCGGCCGATGCCCCACACGCTTACCTCCAGCCACGTGTCCTGCACGTCAACCGCCATCAGCAGCAGCAGCACACCGGTCGGACACCAACCCGTCTGGTATGGCTCCGCCGCTGCTCGGGCCATCAACTCATCAGCCGACATCTTCGCCAGCGCCTCGTCCTCCCAGGCCTCAGCCGCCCGCTTGTTCACCCAGCCCTTCAGCAGCAGCGGGTCGGCCTTCGCCCGCAGGAACTCATCACGGATCTGCTCCCAGCCAGTCCAGCCCGCCGGCGCATACCACCCTGGCAGGTGAAAACCCGCCGTGATCCCATCACCCTTGGCGCTCGGCTGCCATGCACCACCAAGCAGCATGCTGGTCTTGTGGTGCTCCGCCACACGCTCACCGCACGCCGGGCACTGCGCCCACACCTCACCATCCGGCCGATCCCATTTCATGTGCTCGCGCCAGCGCAGCACCTCCAGCGATCCACAGCACGGCATCAGCACCGCGAACTGCCGGCGGTCGCTCCGGCTCTCGAACTCCGCTGTGATCCGACACGCACCCCTGGTGCCCGGCGTCGATGTGATCAGCACCTTGCCCATTGGAAAGGTGCTGGTCCGCGTCTCGGCGTTCTCCAGCGGATCGCCCTTGTCGTCTGCCTCCATTGGGTAGGAGCTCACCTCATCAGCCGCCAGATAGGCAGCTGGCATCGACTGCAGGCCGCTGCCGCTGTTCGCACCAGTGAGCACGAACAGCCCGCCGCGGAACTCCTTGAGGAACATCGTGTTGCCCGAGTCCCGCGACCGCGCCGGCGCGATCAGCTCGCTCAGTACCGGTGTCTCCTTCAGCAGCGGATCCAGCCGCTGACGGTTCAGGCGCTTCGCCATGTCCAGCGTCGGCTGCACCAGCAGCGTCGGCCCAGGCCAGAGATGGATCACAGCACCCAGCCAGTTCAGCACCACCTCCGTCTTGCCCATCTGGCTGCCGAACATCAGCACCACCCGCCGCCACGGACTGCTCGGGCTCAGGCAGTCCATTGGCTCCCGCAGGTACGGCGTCCGATCCGTCCGCCACGGCCCCGGCTCGCTGCTGCCCTTCCGGCTCAACATCCGATGCGCATCCGCCCACTGGCTCACCGTCATCGGTGCCGGTGGCCGCAGCCCCTCACGCCATGCCGCCAGGTATTCCGCCGCTGCGTCAGCCATCCGCCAGCACCCGCAACGCCACACGGATCTCCTCGCTCAGCAGGTGATGAACCTGCCGCGCATCCTGTGTCGCCGCCAGCATCGGCGCCAGCCGGTCCGGGATCCCCATCAACCCATCACGCACCGAACGCGCCAAGGCAAACGCTTGTGCCTTCACCTCAGCCACCGGCACCAGCTCGCCTGATTTTCGTTGAAACTCAAGCTGTGCCAACCTGGCATCATACGCAGCTTTGATTTGTTTGCTAACAACAAGTGCTGGAACACTTTTTGAAAGTGATTGAGACGGTGCATCAGATGAGGGCGGCAAAGCTGATGCTGTTATTGGAGCACCGCCACGCTCGTTTGGATCGGTGCGCCCTGCCCATTGGGCATCGGCCAAGGCTGGATCAATGACCCAGCCGCGCCCATTACGCCGAACAGCTGGAGCGGAGAGGCGGCCATCTTTGATGGCATTTAGGACTGCTACATGGCTTGTTCCTCGAAGGCCATTTGCTTTTCGATGATTGGCGTATGCTTGCAGGTTCACACCTTTCAGACGCCTCCCTTAATCAGATCACCTGCGCGTGACGCTCGGAGCGTAAGTGTAGGGGAGGGATGTGTTCCTGAAACGAATGTTAGCTTGCTGCATTTGGTAACGGGCTTGAGCTGCGCGGCCAGCCGCGACGCTAGAGCCGCCGGATGGCCGGTCGCCGCCACCGCCGCCACCGGGGTTGCGGTTGCCATAGTAAAAAACAGGTTCGTGCATGGCACATACAAGCGATTGCCTAGAGCCATTGTAGCCATGATCAAGCAGCCAGCTCAGGGGTTGAAGCGTAGGTATGCTTCCACCCCTGCGGACGGTAGATCAACAGCGGATCTTCATTGTCATCCAGCAGTGGGACGATCTGATCCCCTTTCTTCACTGACGCGAAAGCAAACCGGGAGACGCTAAGAGGACCATTCTTCTTGGAGAAGAAATGGCTGCGCCAGAGCAGATCCCAGAATCCATTCACGTCCAGCTTGGGAAGCGTTGCCCCTTGAGGTAAGCCAAGCTCCATCCGAAAGCGCTTGACATCTGAATGGAAGAACACCCCGTAGTTCAGCCCATCCGGCAATGGCCGCATTGCTTGAACTGCTGCCTGCTTCTCGATGACGATGTAATCGCGATCAGGATCAGACTGGAAAAACTCATCAGCT